ATGTTAAGTGACTCAAAAATTAGAAGTGCAAAACCGAAAGAAAAGCTTTATAGGCTTGGTGATTCCGATGGTTTGTGTGTTGAAATAAAACCTAATGGCAAGAAGTATTGGCGCTATCGTTTTCAATGGCTCAAAAAAACACAAATGATGAGCTTAGGTGAATACCCTATTGTGGGATTAGCTGAAGCCCGTACTAAAAGAGATGAAGCTAAATCTTTAGTTGCAAGCGGTATAAATCCAGTTGAAGAAAAAGAAAACCAAAAAAAGGCTAAATCTGATGAGTATGACAATAGGGTTCTCTTTAAACATGTTGCTGCAGAATATAAAGCAGAAAAATTAAATAATCGTTCAGAAAGGTATCAAGAAGCTTTTCAACGCGCCTTAGATAAAGATATTTTAAAAGTTATTGGTGATAAGGATATTAAAGAAGTCACCTCAGCAGACGTTTTGACTATCATGAAAAAGACGATTGCACGAGTTAAGCGTCAAAAAAACCATGGTACTGGCGAAGTGTCAGCAATTCAAAATCGTACTTTTATTGGCGGCGTAATGCGTTATGCAATCGCCACACTTAGAGCCGACTATGATCCAACCTATGCCGTTAAAAACGTTGTAGAACGTCCCGAAATAGAACATGCCAGACCCATGGAAAAATATGAGGCTGTGCAACTTAGAAATAAATTAAATAGCTATGGTGGATCTACTACAGTTAAAAATGCTGGCCTTGTAATGCTCTACTCTATGCTCAGGACTATCGAGATCCGCCGCATGAAATGGGAATATGTTGATTTTGAAGCTAGAACAATTACATTCCCAAAAGAGATGATGAAAAAGAAACGTATTCATATCGTTCCTATGTCTGACCAAGTTTTTAATATTCTTCAAGAACAGCGCAACATTGTAGGTAATCGTGAATATGTTTTTCCAGCCATCTATCAAGATGGGATGCTCTCCGCTACTACAATGAATAAAATGCTCGATTACATTGGCTTGTCTGATGTCACTGCTCATGACTTTCGTGCCACTGCATCAACCTTGTTAAATGAAAAGGATTACGATGACAAATGGATTGAAAAACAATTAGCGCATGCAGATGGTAATAAAACTAGGGCCACATATAACCATGCCAAATATTTAGAAAGCAGGCGAAAAATGCTACAGGACTGGGCTAATATTGTGGATAGCTGGGCGGTTTAACCGCCTTGCTTCTTCTGAAAATGCCACCAGACTTTTTTATAATAAACTTCGTCACGCAAGAAATTAATTTTTAATTCGTTGCCATTGAGGTCATAAATTTTAGTGACCTCTCCTTTCTTATCTAGATCTGCTAATAGATCTGCAACGCGAGAATATGCATGATAATGAATTTTGATTAACTGTGAAGACATAACAATAATTCAAAGTAATTTTAATAATGATACATCAATCCATCGTTCAAGTAAGTTAAGTGTATTGCGCAAATTTATGCTCATATTTGCTTAATATTGATATTTTTGCGCAAAATTATTCTCAGAAGAAAAAGGCTATTTTAATTACTCTTCTATTTTTTGATACAAAATGCCAATCAAACATAAATGTTATTTTTTCTCTAGTTACTATTTTTCAATAACTTAAATTAATATCGAGAAGTTGGCCAAATACTGCAGCTGCTTTGGCCAACCTTAGGTAGTTGGTACAAAATGTCAATTAACAACACACTGTACGCAAATGCTGACTCTAATATTATTTTTGATCGTATGGGCTGTGCAGCCCGATAATAGAATACACAGCACAGTAATAATCGAAGCAAACTTAGTTCGCTTACTGTGAAAGATTTTCATGCTAGCCGATCCGGTTAGCAATCCAGCCATAGAAAAACTGTTCCTGCTTTGGATTACGCTCACAGATTTCAATGTAGCGTTGCCCTTGCATAATATTGAGCACTCGCACCAGAACCTTCTCACCTTCTTTCCCACGTTTTGACAAGTATGTTTTAAGGGCACCTAGCGTTGCTGAGCCATAAACACCATCAACCTCTAAATCTGCATATCCAGCTTTACCTTGGTTATTAAGCAAGTTCAAAGCTCGTTGTAAAAGAGGTTTTGCAAAGCCGGTACCGCAATTCACACCAGTGTCTAGAAGCTCTTCGGCCACTGCTGAGCTGATTGTATTTACTTGGTCAAATCGCGGAGCTGTCCAATAGTTTTTGCGGTAAATTGCTTTGGCCACATCCAGAGGTAAATCTCGCATATTACCTTTGAATCCATTTGCTCGAGCAACTGCTTCAGTAATTCCATACTTAGTTGCACCACCACGGTCTGCTGGGTTATTTACGTACCCGCCTTCTCGTTTGATCAACTCATCAAGATATTGTTCGATGTTCATTTCACTTTCCTTTAGACGTAAAAAAGCCACCCGAAGGTGGCGCAGTTTTTTCAAGTTGGTTCATGCTTTTATAGAAGCAATAATTACATCCAACTTCCACATTAAGATTGGCACGGAAAACAAAAGAATAAATGCAACTATTGTTTGCCATAAGCCATACTTTTCAATAGACACTTTTATAAGCTCCACTATTGGTTTAAAATGCTCCATATAGATTTACTTTCCTCTTACTTTCGTCGGTGGGTGGAATGAAAAACCCCGGTAGTTAGCGCTACTGGGGTTTTGTTTTGGGTATTAAAAAACCCACTCGATGAGTGGGTTTTGTTAAGTTGATTTTATTAGTGACGAATCAGACTACCTGAAATTTCAAGTACTCCCATCAATCGACTTGACTCCATCAGTGGGTGAAACCAACGGTCGCCATAATGTTGATTACCTGTTGTGTAGCTTATGGTTTTTAAATCATCACTAATGATTTCTCTATTAAGAGGTCCTCTTAAATCCATTGTTCGAGTGAGTTTTAGAACTGCAATATTGGTTTTAAACGCATATTCAGCTAAGTAGTGACCTTGTTCATTACTAAGCATGTGTATTGCACGATAGATTTTGCTTGTCACAAAGTTTTGGGAAATAATTGCATCTACCAGATCCTTAACCAAACCCAATGTTTCATTATCAAATAAAGAACCTTGAGCCTTCTTCTCTGCACTACTGTACATCGCAATCAGATGATGAACATATTCCACTGCAACAGGAATCATGTCATATGGGATTTCATCAATATGCTGAACATTGAAACGCTGATGAACTAATTTATAAGCATCGCTGTAATTCAAATGCTTAGTTTTAGCTACAAGAAGATTTACAGCATTGGTTAGGGGTTCACGTTCGGATTTGTGGGTTTTGGCAACTGGTGTGCCAACTTCTTTATCTAAAACATCAAGTACCCACTTGCGGAATTGCTTCGCTACAGCAGTACGAGCAAATATTGCTATTAGGTGGCAGCCACGTAGTGAGAAGATCCGCATACCCAAATTGGGTAGCCGAGGATTATCAATAATTTGTGTCATATTTTCCGTAAATTCATCAGAATTACGATTAAAAATTTTACTGACCGCGTTCTCTTGTTTATATCCTAATGCTTGTGCCAATTCACCTGAAGAAAGCCAAATCTGGCCATCTTGCCGTGGCACGGGATTGAATTTCACTTCATTAAAACTTAATGCTAAACTAGACATATCAATATCCTTTCCTATGGTTGTTGATAAAAGCCCCTTGCCGTCAGAAAGTTGGGGGCTTTTTACATCCCCAATGGGGACTTTTACAATTTAAGACTTTAAAAACTTCTTGTCAATCCCCATTGGGGATATTATTATAAATAAAATTTATTCGAGTATAGGACCATGGCTAGAAGCTCAGACGTTGAATACAAAATGCGTATGACGCAAGAACTAAAAGAAAAAATACTTGAATCAGCAAAGTTAAACAGTCGATCAATGAATGCCGACATTGTTGCCCGTCTTGAAAAAAGCTTTGAAAATCAAAATTATGAAAAAACTGTAGAACTGATCCCTACCGAAACTCTAATGATGGAGTTAGCTAGCCGTATGAAAGGTTACACCATTACTGTTTCAGAAAAATCAGACATTAAAAAAGCACCCTAGGGTGCTTAAGAACATAAAACTAAATTTCCTTAAAAATCATAAAACTACTTCTTTCTGGATTGTAATTAATCTCTAAAGAATAATCCGTACATTCATATTTAAAAACTTTAACCCCATTACTCTTTGATTCTATCCACCCTGTTTTTGGTAGTGAATACAACGCCACTAACCCATTTTTATAATTATTAGCACTAAAATTATCTAAGTGACCAAAACTAACGCTAAACGCATTAATTAACTTTGTATTCCCATCAAAAGAAATGAATCCCGCATTGGTAGCTGGTGTTCCACTAAAAGCATCCTCAAATTCATTAGAGTGAACATAGTTAATATTTGCCTTATTAGTCTCATGATCTATGCTCAAATTTTTAGGATGTTCTGCTTTCAGTGATAAAATGGATTTACCCAATGCTAAACCGCTTATATTAATTTTACTTTTTGCCACCTCGCAACTATTTGCATATGCGAATACAGGAAGGCAAATAAGACCCAATAAAATAATCTTTCTCATAAAAACCTACTTATAAACTTTTCTCAATTTCAATAATTAGAGCACCTTAAAGTGCTCTATTTATTTCGATTTGCTTGCTTGCACTGAATGTACCAATTGTTTGCAAATTCAGTTATTGCTTCCGCCTTATACTCTTCTGATCCAAACTTTGGTTCTTTATAGGCTTCCTCGACCATCATCTCCATTAACCTTTTGAAATCCCTGCTTGGTTTGATACTCTCTATCATCTCCATTTGTCTAACCACAGAAACCCCTTCCTGCCTAAAGAGCATGACATTTTCAGCAAGTTTATTCACATCTCTACAGTGTTTATCATTAGTATCGGCTGAGTGAGTTACAAATGATGCTGTGAGTAAAAATGCAATTGGTAGTAGCTTTTTCATCAGTTACTTCCTTACATACTCTGGAAATTCTTTTAATAAACTATTACAAATCTTATTCTTCCCGTCTTTCTTTACATTTCGGTCAAATTCTTTCATGCCAAATATAAGGACTTTTTTTCCATATTCTTCGCCAAGTTCATGCTGAAAACACTTGGCTGAATCTGAGATTAACTCATTGTTATATTCACTATATCCACATTCAAATTGTGCTCTAGTTAATAAACCATGGACCGAAACAATCTGCTCACAATAAGTTGGCTCATCTCCATTTTTGGGAGCTAAAGCATGTGAAAATGATGTGGAAAAAACAGCCACTAACATGCTCCCTAAAATTATCTTTTTCATGAATTTCACCAATTGTTATAAATATAATAACTTTAACAAACTGGTTACTAAATGTCACATAAAGGAAAACCACCCGAAGGTGGTCGTTTCATAATATTGGTCGTCAATAGGTTTTCGTAGTAGTCAGCGGCTTGCAGTGTCAACAGGTAATTTCTCTCTTATACGTGTACTTCTAAACAAGACCGCCCGAAGGCGGCATTAGCTGTTTTCAATGTCTTTTCTGGCTTTCTTAAACTCTTTAATCACTTCAACAATCGTTTTCCCTTCCTGTTTATCTATGAAATTAAAGATCCAACGGACTAAAGCCCAACCAGGTAAACCACAAACAAAGAAGAGCCCACCAAGTGCAATCATTCCCCATACATCAGTAACCCATTCATGAAGCCCCCACTTCACAATAATGAATGAGCCGCCAGCCAAACTTGATACAACCGTACAAATAAGTCCTACAGCCCATTCTTGAGGTGATCGTGGCATACGTGTCATCAATACAACTGCTACAACTAAAGCAACCGCTAACGTCACCATAATTGCTGCACCATAAAATTTTAAAATTGCTGTTAAACCGCTTGTTGAAACTGGTTCCATTTATATCTCCAGAAAATTTAGGCAATAAAAAAGCACCCGAATTGGGTGCTCAAAGTTCTTTTAAGATTTAAAGTGTTTGTAGAATTTTCCCTCCATTGATCAATTGAGTTGTAAGTGGTGCCACCCCAACAATTGCAGGTCCCCCCGGCCCCGGCTGGCCTTCCGTTGTGCCATGGTATTGCCAGTTCCATGTTCCATCATTTGTTGATTTGGTACCGCGTTCGCCCCAATTTCCACCATCTCCAGAAAGTGGTGAGCCATAGCGTTCATTTTGGGTTCGGTAACCTTTACCAGGTGCCGAAGCTTCGGCATCAGTGATTTTCATAACCAATAAATAACTCTCCAGATAGAGGCGATAATCTTGTGAATCATTTGAAATCGGCTGGCCAGTCATGACCCGACCAAATGGTGCTCCAGCACCACCGGGAATTCCCTGAACCCCATAAGATGATCCAGTGTAAATACCACTTGGTGTTGCTCCACCACCTGAGCCGCCTCGAGCTAACGTCCCTCCATCGATAATCAGGTTTAGTTTGCTGTGCCGGTTCAATAAACCTGGTGCTCCCTGAAAACCATCACGCCGGGTTTTGGTAAAATTGAAGTCTGAATCTTTTTCCCAATCTCCGTAAGCTAGATGTGGCAACCCGCCATCACCACCACGTCCAACAACAGCACCTTTAATAGTCAAATTTACCACGAGATCAGGTGGGAACTCACCAGTATCAATAGCAGGTAATTCTGATGCAGCTGGAACGATATACTCTCGTTTTGCAGGACTAGACTTATAGTCGAATTTATAGACAAATCTGGTTTCCGGTCGATAAGAACTTGAACTTGAAACCAGTGCACCTGCTTCAACTACAAAACTGATTTCTCCAGTCGTTGGCAAATCCCCTCTTTGCATCTGATATAAACGTGCCAGATTAATATCCAGCTGGTCATATCGAATGTAAATCGGTGAATCATCTACCGGCACATCAATGAAATCCTTGTCATTGAGGTAATAGCGCTCATCATAGTTAATTGCCGTAATGGTATTTGAGAACTGGTCAGCCGGTTCTCTTTTTGCAACCAGATAAGGCAATGAGCCTTTGGTATCGTCATTAACCACCGTATAGATAGTATTCACAAAATCATCAGGACTAAGCTTTAAGGCCCCGTTCGGTAAACGGCCTAAAACCACCTTGTTCTTGGCAGATCCAGCGGTAACAGGAATAAGGTCCACTGTGCCATCCCCCATTTGCAGATAGATCACATAGCTCTTGCCTGCAATGAAATCTACATCATGGCTTAAGGTGAGGATTAAACCCTCTTGCTGTACCACTTCCCCGCTTTGATGAATACCATTGCGATAATCTGCTACGGCAATACGGTCACGTAGCACAAGCAATTCAGACTCAGGCGCCGCATCAAAGGTAATGGATTTACGTTGAAACCGAAGCTTGTTCCAGATCCGGTACGCATTAAAATGAGCTTGCCACTTGTTTCGCACCCCAACGGATTTCACTTCTTTCGGGTTCTTTGCTCCTTTGTCTGGCAAATAGATATTGATACGACTATCGTCGGTCGGATCCGTGTATTCATAGATCAGTCCATCGTAGTCATCCATCACGCCAAAGGTAAGGTCATGCTTGTAACTATCCGGAATGATATTCCTGAAGTTAAACAGCATTACCGAGTTATCAGTTGGACGTTCAAAATAAAGCTTGAGCTTATTGTTTTGCCGATATGCGGTACAAAATACGGCATCACAAAGATTGGTAACCAGCTCTTCAAAAGACAGGTTTGTATCATCAATAGTGGTACAGAACTCAGCCGCAAGTGGCGTACCAAAATAATCAACTACATCGTTATAAGTCCGATAGATGTTTTCCAGATCTATTTCGTCGATCGTACGGCGGCCAATCTTGTCGTCCAGTGCCATAGATACCAAAGCATCAGCAAAGCTAGACGTTGGATATAGCTCTGTTGTCATTGCCCCGTTTTTATAAATCGGCAACATTCGCTGGAGATCAAAATTGATCTTACGGGACTTGACAGATAAAGCTCCAGTGGTTGCATAAGTACGCGCACGAAAAACCGTTTCATGCTCATACGTTGTGCTTTGCAAAGGATAAGCACCATAAAGCGCCTGCCACTTTACTTCATCTACTACCGTTGTAACCGCCGGTGTTGGTGTTAAACGGCGTGCACGGACACTACAACGCCCCTGAAACGTGACCATATCAAGTGTTGCACCAACGGTCTGACGTGACTTTGCCGAACCCTTCAAAATGATCTGTTTCAGCATCGGATTACCAATCGCTGCACCAGATTCATTTACCGGTGTTACCTCAACTTCAATCGTGACGTTTACAGCACCCTGATTTCCACCTGAAGAAACGGTATAAAGTCCATTTGTGGCCACAAAATTACACAGCACCCGACTACGTTCAACATTGTCCAGAATGAATGGACCAATCCACTTTTCACCTATTGAACTGATCTTTGGTGACAAAGCTGCTGTTTGCTGGGTACTTAACTCTTTAAGCTTTAACCAGTTTGCATTAACGGCCGCCGGATTTGATAACGTCATTCGATCATCAGCTACCGATAGAACGCTGTAAGTGCCGTTTAAATCATAAGTCTGGCCGTTAAACGTGAATGAGGCATTGGTGATTTCTACGCGGTCATTACTTACAAACTTAGTGGTTAAATCTGTGTTGTTCGCCGCTGCCCGAAGGATCTCGTTTGGATAGGCAAAGTGAAGATAGTTAGTACCTTCTAAAGACTGTGTATCTGCAGGACGTAAAACTTGGCCATTAACTGAAGTTTGATGCTGAACCGTTAAGGGTGGAGTTGTAATTTCGGTACCAAGCGAAAAATATGGCTCACCCGAGACAATATCAACGCCTGGTCGATAGACTTCTACTGATGCACCGGCAATATCGACAATATTGGTTTCACCGTCATATGCACCGTTAATTTTATAGTGACCACGACCAATACAACCGACTACATGCTCTACTTCGACATTGTTTTCATATACCTTGTAAGGCACAGTAATCAGATCAGGGGTATCGTGAGCGGCACCATAAATATCTGCGATACGACCATTTACGCGAGTTTTATTTTCACGGTTTGATAATTCGTTATTTGCAGACGAGGATTGATTGTTATTCTGGTTGGTTTGGGTAATTGAGGGCACAGGCATTAATAATGCAACAGCCACACCCATAACTATAGAAGCAACCGCTATCCAAGCTAGAGTTATGGGGTCTATACCCTTGGGATTCTCAATTACAATGAAAGTGCCTGGCAAGAAATCGAGCTGCTTTAATTCATATGCATTCTTCGGCGTGACTTCATTCGCAAATGAAATTTCTGCATGATCCATATTACTTGTCGTATGGAAAATACGGACATGTTCAGGCATATAATCATATTTTGAAGTAAGCCATTGTCCGATGGTTTGAGCCTGCTCAATCGTCTTTTCTTCAGACAAAGCATCTTTTTTATAAATAATCTTAATCATAGTAACTGACCCGACTAAAACCCATTGCCTTGATCACTTCTTCGGATAAAAAAGTAACTCCGCCTTCCATCAAATGTAGAACACGGCCCAAACGAAAAAGCCCCACATGTGGGGGCTTGTTTCGGTATCTCGAGTGAAAGGCGACTATGCAGCCTTCCTTGGGCATGGGCAGTGGATTTAAAAGTTTTAACCTTGATGGTAGAAATACCTTTTCTTTAATAGGCTTCATAAACAATTCAAGTGCTTCCGCCCGGTCTATTCCATATAGATCCAATGCAGCTTCATGAGCAAAGTGAACACAGTTGTAGTGTTCCTCGTCATATTGCTTATCGAGCAAATGATCGTGACTCTTCATATAGCCCCCTTCAAACCACTAAAACGATCAAGCGAAAAGATATCTCCAGTCTTCGCAGTATTTAATCTTGGTGATTCAGCCTTGAATGTCACAGCTTTATGGTTCATTGCAACACTGGAGAGTTGCAGTCCGAGTAAATAAAACATTGGAGAATTCAGATTGTCTGAACTGTAAATCCGGTAATTTACTGTTGGCTTTACATCGGGATATTGGCCTTCGATTACCCGTTCAAACTCATCCGGCATTACATCACCTAAACCAGATATAGAGACTGTTAATGTCTGGTCCAGATCACCCAGCATTCCGGATCTTTGAATAGATGCTGGCAAAAATTCATAATAGACCTGACCGGATCCCTCCTTATGTTGAACATAAACACCTCGGTCATCATTACGGACTATTCGGTATGTATTCATAAAAGAAGGGTGTGAGAGTTCAATACATTCCAGTTGATAAACATCAACTTTTCGATTGAAAAAGAATTTGGCATATTCGTTATCCATTAGACCTCCCAATCTTTAATTAATGCTATATCTGCAGCAAGGTTAGGCTGGTTTTGAACAACTTCGAGCTGAGCATTTACCCGGTAAAGGTTGCCGTTCACTTCATTGGTCTTGAACGAGTTCGGAATGAAATTACATTGATATTGCTGACGTGTTCCCTGATCAATCACCAGATCCGCATAAAATGAAGCTGGCTTATTCTGGTAGATCCGCCAGAATGCCATCATTTTATTGAAATCGGTTTTACTTAAATTCCAGTTCACATCAACAATATGGCTATTACGCTTCACATCGATGTAATAGCGACCACGCCCACCATCCATTTGCTGACGTTTCACATCATCACCCGGTGTTACGCCATAGCCGCTGGTCTGAGGATTTAGCTTTAACTTGTACATAACTTTCCTTTAGGCAATAAAAAACCCGCTTTCGCGGGTTTCATTTAATTAACTGATAAAAAAATTACTGATTTAAAATTTGTATGTTTTTTCTAATTCGATATAGATCTCGTTATATAAACTATCAATATCAGAATAGAACTGATTAGAACTAGGGATAGCACACCTTGAAAGAGTTTCAAACTCCCCACCCGTAACAATCTTCTTATATTCAATAAAAGCTACAGCTAATGAATGTTTATCAGTAGCACTTAACTCATTTGATAGTAAATTAATAATTGAACTCAATTTTTTAAAATTACTAATAATTGAAGACCGCATATTTTTAGACTCAAGGGCACTGCCCGATTGTGAATAAAATATTTTGGCATCAACTAATATTCTATCTATCAAATCTGTAGCTGCTTCTACTCTCTTATTATGAATAGCATTTTTTTTGATTTACTATCTCTTGTACCTACAATCCACCATCCAATGATTGTTAAGGCAGAAGGTAATAATGGTAAAATTATATCTTTAACAATGTTTGACATCTAATCATTTAAACACTTAATCGATGAACTTCTTCTTCAAGATATCCTTTAATTTCTTGTTCTAATAAAGGATCTTGAGTAATGATCTTAACCTTATTAAAAAACTCTACAAGAGACATTTTAGTTTCACGAATAAAACCACCAAATGCTTCTTCCAAAAAGGAAGAGCCATAACCTCTTACGCCATCAAAGTTAATTTCAACAATGTCATGAGTTCTAACAGCAGGTAAAAGTATATTTTTTAGGAATACTTCACCTGAAGTTTTTCCATCGTCAATATAACGACCAGAAGGATTCTTTGAAAAATCCTTAGCTACATTAATTTTCATAACACTTTTACTCATCTGACTTTACCAAAGCTTCATCAACTTTTTGCTTATCCAAAGGTATTTGCCATAAAATAAGGGTACCATCTATAGATTCACTATAAGGAATAGCCACACCATTAATGATATCAGTAATAGGCAAATCCGTCATGAACCCTCTATTAATTATATATGAACCTTTGTTACTGTGAATTGCAATTGATGCCTTATGTCCGCACATTGTATTAATCTTGTTTATAATTTGGTTTAAACCTTTACCTCTATTAGGAAGGTTGGTTCGAGTATTACCTATTTCAATAGCAGCCTTGATAGCAGCACTATCTTTATCATATTTAGTTCTATTTTCGGTAATAAAGTCTTTTAATCGTGTAAACCAATCCTCTTTTACATTTTCAGTGTTTCTTATTAAAGACCGGGGGATACCTATCCCTAAGTCACATACACATACTGTTAGTAGTCCATCCAATTCTTGAGAGAAAAGCCACCATTTTTTTATACTTTTAGTCTCATTAGGATATCTTTTTTCTTGATATGCATGATGATGACAATTTGTTAATGCTTCAGTTAAAGATGTAAAAATATTTTTACTAGTATCCTCAGAAAGAATTTCATTAAAGTCATCTAACATTGAATCTGCAGAATCAATTTCGGAATTGTGTCCACTCGCATAGTTCCAATATCTTACAGACTCATCAAACTCATCATCATCAAATTTAAGCTTTTGTTTTAAAAGTTTAAGAATTCCTGTTTGTTCAAGTACTTGATTAACAATTTTTTCATCAGACGGCACAATTTTGAAAGTTATAGCTTGATTTATTAGTGTGAGTGTTTCTAATTCTGCTAGCAGATAAAGAGTACCATCTGAGTACATTTTCTTTGTATTCTTAAAGTCTAACCTTAAGCATACATCATTACGATGATAATAATCTCGAAATCTTTTTGTTATTTTTCTTAATCTTTTCCTAGCTTTAGGATTCAGAATATTGATATGACTAGGAAGTTGCAAGTCAATAATAACTTTCTCAATTTCTTTAATCTTGGTATTTTTTTTCAAATATTTTTTACGAGCTATTAAAGCATTCTTTTTTCGAATGGGCATTTCACGGAAATATTTTAGTCTTGCTAAATATTTTCTTCTTTCTTTAGATAAAAACTTCATAAAGTTACTTTAGGTATAGAATGTTTCATTAAAGTCTTAAAATTAAGTCTATGATTAAATCTAAGACTTTTCAATAATTTATTTTACAATAAGAATTATTGAATAAACAAAACCACCCCGAAAGGTGGTTTTATTGATTAACGATTCCGTCTTGCTGTCGTATTCTCAGTCAAAGACCGACTAATGGTTGAGTTTGGATTTGCGATTTGGTCACTTACAAGTTTCGGTACCTTTCTTGGAAGCTGCTTATCCAGTTCATCTGTAACAATGATCCGGACTGTTTGCTCATCCAGTTGTTCAGCTTCAACTGTCGCTCCACTCACCTGATTAATCACTTCAATTTTGAAATTGATTGTCGGTGTAGAAGGTTCAATTGAAGGCATAATCTCAGCTTGAGGGCGTGAAGTACGTCCTAAAGTAAAATCCTGAACATCATCCAGATTTGAACGATCCTGAACTAAACCATTGGATGAGAAGTAGACCTTGCCATCGTGGTATAGATCAGAAGTTGCTGAAGTAGGCACGTTGCCATTGCCCTTATAAATAATCTGATCATCTTGAACAGATTTATTAAAGATGTTCGAGATTTCTTTGCTCTGGTTAAAAATCCTAGAGCTCTGATTGGCCCGATTCAAGATACTCTCAAAAGTGGTATGGTTTTGAGCATAGTTAGAAACAAATGATTCTGGACTTGTCGCCCTTCTCATCTGTTCAACTTTATCAACACCACCCCATTTTTTAATATCATCTTGGGACCAAACAATTTCTCCTTTATGCACGGCACCAGCAATCTCATATTTCTTACCTTTGCCTGTATATCCTCCATCTGCAAAACCATTGTCTTTGAAGATAGAAACTTCTTTCAGCAATTCTTTCTCAGCATTCTGCACGGTACTGTTTGAAACATTACTATTTAGAACTTTTGAATTAGAAAGGTTAGATATGTTTGAAATCGACTTGTTGTCATTAAATGCTTTTGAACTCAAAAGAGAACGGTTAAAAACATTCTCTATTGAAGTATTGTTCTGTGCATGATTATTGATAAATGCTTCAGGGTTTGCACTCTTACGCATATTTTCAACTAACCCAACACCACCCCAACGGCGAATATCTTCTTGGGACCAGACCACCTCGCCTTTGTGGACAATACCTGCAGGTTCATATTTTCCACCAGATCCAGTGTAACCACCATCTGAGAATCCAGCTATTGTTTGCCCGGCGATCAGACCAACATTCGCCATCCCCATCCCAAGCACAAGGTTGGCTGCTGTTGATTTGCTAATTACATCCAAATACCACGGACTTGCTAGAATCTGGTTATACGCCTGTAACGCGCTAATTGTGGCTGAGCCAATTGCGAATGCTTGCTGTGCTATATACATGCCCTTGTATATACCAGATTGCTCGCCTGCTGCATTTTTAACAATTCCAGTCATATTTGACCAGTAGCCACTAAGCTGACTTGTTAAGCTATCAAGTTGCCCCAATTGGGTTTCAAAAAGTGAGCTATTCAGGTCCCGTTCATCTTGAGCATATTTTTCATCCAGTGCTTTTCTGGATTGTAAATATTGCTCTCGCGCTGCCAATAATTGCGAGCTCCTCTGTTCCTCATCAGCAATTAGATTGATACCATTAGTTTGGTCTATATATGTATTTAATAGCCCTCCTGCATCAGTTGAATACCGATTTTGCAAATCCCATTGAGCATACCCTCGCGGGTCATTTTGTTGAAATACTTGTTGTGAAGCATTAAAACCGCTCTGAAAAACCTTATCCGATGCGCTATCTAAAGTCTGAAATTGCCCCATATTATTAGCGCTAAGCAACCCAGCTTTTAGTTTAGCATCTCTAACTTTTTCAATCTCTTTTAACTCGGCTTGATACCGCCTTACTGCTAGCTCAGTCTCGCCCATGTATGAGCTTTTCGCCTCAAGTAACTGTTTTTTACGAGCCAACTCTATAAGCTCAAGTTCTTGCTGCTTTTGCAATTTCAGGCCATCTAAAGCAACCTTTCTTTGATCTTCAGAGAGTTTGCCTTCAGCAACTAATCGCAAAGAATTAGTTTCATATGTGTAATCAAGCTTTTGTTCTTCAGTCCACTTATAACCATTTACTTCAAAATCAAATTGCTTCTGAGCTAACTTGTCTTCAGCATCATAACGCTCATTAATTTTTGGGATTAAATTTGATTGACCTAAAATGGTTGCTTTGTTGATTTCCTCCTCACGTTTTTTGCTTCTAGCAACTGTTTCTGAGTCATATGTTGCCTGTAGCTGCTTAACTTCCTCAAGAGTTTTAGCACGTGCCTTATATGCTTCATCTTCAAACTTTGAAAGATCGCCGATTGCTTTTGAGGCTGCTTCGGGGTTATCCCCTAAAATTTTACTAAGCTGATTATAGTAAGAGTCTTGTTTGGCTAAATGCTGTGAAGCTTTAGCTTTGCCAAGCTTTTTCCCGTCATAGTCCCAGCCAACAAAATTTTTGGCAACGATTCTCTCTAAACTTCGATAGTCTAAATCGTCATTAAGAAGAGCTGCTTTAGATTTACTATAACTTTTATCGGTCATCGCCTCTTGCACAGCATGTTTAGCCATTGCATCCAATGCATCTTGAGTTTGCTGGATTTTACCGTTTTTATCCAAGACTCCTTGCCCTTGTAAAGACTGCATTAATTTAGTTGAGCGACTTTTTTGCCATGATAAAAATCCTGTGTTGGTATAACCATTATTGGCATCTTTGTGACTACCAAACATTGCCTCATTTCTAAAATCAGTCTCTCGTCCAACTTGAGCTGTCATTACACGAGCTTGTTTATCGCCTAAGCCTGCATTACGGAAGGATTGGTAAACCCGAAGCATATTTCTCACTCGCTCATTATTCCCCGCAAGTAGAACAGCTTGTTTGGCAGACTCTTTGGTTTGTTTTTCAACCTCTTTTGTTTGCTTTCTGCTAGATTCGGTAATACTTTCTTGTAAGTCCTTGACTTCCTTCTGCTTCTTATACCAAGCCTCAAAAATTGCATATTCCTGACCAGTTAAACTTCTAGTCATCGGAATTTTATTGTCGGTATAAAACTCTGATGCCGCACGCGCCTTATCAAGACCCTTTTCGCCACCACCAAATGCCTTAGTGTTTTTTATAAGAAAATCATTTTTCAGATTATCTTTGTTGGCATTGTCTCGTAATTTATTAAGCTTTTCTTGTGCAGCGACTTGGTTATTTAATTCATTTGTTTCTCCTTGTTGAGCACCAAGTACAGTTTGATGTTGTTTTAGGTACTCATTACGCAAGTCGTTTTGTTTCTTCAGCTCAGCATTAGCCTGATTTAACGCAATTTTAGACTGATCCGTTTTAATGGCATATTCTTGCAATTTCTTAATGTTATCAACCGGAACTTTGGCGGTACTGTTGAACTTACTCACAGCATCAGTTGCTGAAATTTGATTTAAAGAATATGCCTGAATTACCTTACTCAACGATTTAACTTGTTCTTCACTACCACCATTTAACCGAATGAATTCCACTTGTGCTCTTAGTGAATCAAGCATTTGTGTTTTCATGTCAGTGAAATTTTGAGTAGCTACTTTTGTTAAGTTTGTTTGAATTGTTAATTGCTTAATTGATTTGGCCGTTACCTCAACATGTTGTCCAGAAGTAGCATTTAAGAGTTTTAGAGCAGTATTACCCTGCTCAATCTTATTTTTTGATTCTGCTACTGCACTAGAGAACTCAATAAGTTTATCAATTTGAGTCTGACTAAAACGACCAGATGAAATCATCTTTTTTAAGAGATCACCTGCATCGCTTGCACCTGTAGCAATAGACTTAATGGCATTTTGATAATCTTCATAATCACTGCCAGATAATTTAAATAATTCCTTTTGGATATAAGCAAAACGTTTGATAGCTCCACTAGCATCATCAATTGCATCATTTTGCTGCTCAATCTCTTTGCGTAACCGCACACCCTCTGTTAATGCTTGCACAGTATTTAACTTTATGTACTTATCTGTTAAATCACTAACCGAGTCAGATTGTGTTGCAAGAGACTCTTTGACTTCATCCGAACTGCTGCTTAGTAGATAGAAAGATGCGGCTGTTGCTGCAATTGCTAAACCCATTGGGCTAAAAATCGCCATAAGCGCTGACTTTGCTAAAGCTAAACGGCTAGTAGCAACAGATTGCGCTGTTAAGGCTGCTGATAATCTTGCAGATGATGCTGATTGAGCTGTTTCTGCGGCAGCAACCTCCAACGCAACTTGAGCTTGTAATCGTCCTAGCTGAGCCATTCGTGTGATGGTAGCCGTGCGACCTTGTTCAGTGATTTGGGCTTTTAAACGAACTTTTTCGAGTTCTATTTCTGCCATGATCTGAGCATGAGTAGCTTTGATGTTCGTTAGTGTCACCTGCGTACTTTGTGCTTCGGCAAGCGCAGATTCCACTTCAGCTTTTGCTGCTGCAATATTTGCATTACGTTCAGCAATTGTGGCAAACACTTGTTTGGTTGACGCAGCAATACTCGCTTGTACAGCAACCGTTTTTGTTAAAACAGCTTTTGTCATTAAGCCAATACCAATGGCAAATGCACTGTCTGCAATTAAATTCAAATTATTTGCTAATAACTGAATCGATCCTGATAAAGCCTGTGCTGCCCCGCTTCCTTTACCAGCCTCTCCTACAAATTTAGTAATTTCATTATTAAGTAAAGTTAATGATTGACCAATTGTAATGTCAGTTTTAGCAAAAAGAGTATCAACTTCATCTTGGACATTTTTAAGTGCTTTAACGATTTCCTGTGAAGTGATTTTTCCTTCAGCAGCTACTGAACGTAATTCACCTACAGTAATACCCATACCTTTAGCAATTGCTTTAGCTAATGCTGGGGTTTGCTCCATTACAGAATTAAGTTCTTCTCCACGCAACGTTCCACTAGCCAAGGCCTGCCCGAACTGAACTAAAGCTGCATCAGCAGCTTCTGCGCTTGCACCACTAATTGCTACAGCTTTAGAAACTGTTTCAGTTAAACGTGCTGTGTCATCCATTGTGAGGTTTAAAGTTTTGGCATTATCACTAAAACGCTGGTATACCTGTAACACAGAATCCCAAGCTGAATAGGTTTTTTGAGCAATTCGGAAAGTGTCTTCCGTTGCTTTATTTAGTTCAACTTGATTGTTAGTGACTAACTTAAGGCGGTTTTGTAGTCCAGTATATGTATCCATCTTTGAGATGGCAGAACTTACTGTTACTAGCCCAGCCATATACCCAGCTAGTGCACGAGTTGCTACAGACATCCGGTCCATAGATTTCGAGGCGAAATCCCCTTTTTTGGTGATGCTATCCAATTCAACTGATAAGTCTTGTGCAGTGCGTTTCGCACGTTCCGAATCAATAACAATTACTAAGCGAGCTTCTTGAGCCATTTGACTTTCCTCTAGGTAAAAAAAAACCGCCATAAACGGCGGCAATAAATCGAGACTTAACTAGGCAATACTTTTTGACTTTTCCAAGATCCATGAAGTTATCTCAGCCCCTAGATCTCCATACATTAATAATTGATAAGCTGATTTTGGCGAATAACGCGTTTCTTTTTCACCAGCTATTCCTGTTTTTGAAAGTTCAATATTTTCCCAATCCTGTATAAGATGAGTTGCGATAATTTTGGCAAACTCTTGGGCTGATAGCATGGCACTCATTCTAAAAATACTTTTTTTGGTACAAAGCATTTTATAGGCCTCACCAAATTCAGGATCAGAAAAAGGCTTAATCCTGAAACATCCAAAAACTTGATCATTTTTCTTAAAAACAAACCATTTGGATTTATCCGTCATATTTGCTTCCAAAATTTCGGTAATAAAAAACCGACCATTGATAGGTCGGTTTTAGGCTTTAATCGCTGCAATGATTTCAGGTAATTTCCAGATTAGAATTGGTATGGAAAACAAAATTAAAAAGGCAATAATTGTCTGCCATAAGCCATACTTTTCAATAGACACTTTCATAAGCTCCACTATTGGTTTAAAATGCTCCATATAGATTTACTTTCCTCTTACTTTCGTCGGTGGGTGGAATGAAAAACCCCAGTAGTTAGCGCTACTGGGGTTTTGTTTTGGGTATTAAAAAACCCACTCAAATGAGTGGGTTCTGTTTAAAAATAATTACTAAGCTGGGCAGTTAAACCAGTTCGGTCGTGCTAGAAATCTTTGTCCATTAGACATGGCTATCACCGAACAGTCTGCATCGATCAACGGCTCATTTTGTAGGTTCCTGAAATCCAACAATCTAGCAATATCTCGTGCTGCTTCATTCGCTTTCACTACTAAGTGTGAGTAATACGCGAACTTCTTCACATCAAGCATTTTTACAGCCAGCAGAACTGGAACGATTTCATCATTTTCTATGATGACTGCTTCAGTAAGTTTGCGAACCAGCTCATAGGCGTCTTTATCAAATAAAGGATCTTGAGGTTTCTTTTCCTCTGGCTTTGCCCTTAAATCCATAACTTCTAAATAATGCTTAGCATCCTCAAAGTGAATAGCTCGTAATTCTCGGTAACTTGCTGAGTATTTAAAGTGGTTTTTTAAACGACTCCACATTTGCACAATCAAATTTTTATTACCTTTTGCTCTTGTATGAACAATGTTATAAAGAATGCCAGCTTGTTCTGGTGAGATAGTTTGTTTTCCATTAAGCAACCACTCCATCACAAGTGAATCGTAAGCTCGGATAACCATCAAGTGGAATTTGGGACTAATCCACATTGCATATGCGTAAACAATTTCCTTAACTACATATGTTCCTCTGTTGTCACCACCATTGACTACTTTTACAGCACTCCTCATATTTGAGGAGTGGTCATTATCTGAACTCTGCAAATTTGCAGAGTGGTCAATTTCATTTATTAACTCTTTAATTTGCTCAGTTCTTAAAAAGTTAGATGGCTGGTGTTTCTTTTCACCACCACTTGCTTTATGAAGGTCACCCAACATAAAACGGCCTTCTTCATCTTGGCGAATGGTAAAATCACCAATAACTAATGGCTTATTATTTGGATTTAAAAAGTTTTGTGTTAAATTAGACATGTTGTCTTTCCTGTAGATTGCGACTTCAATCAAGCCCTGTCCGCCAAGATCACGGGCTTTTTTGTTGTCTATTGATTTCATGCTTTCGCACCTTCAATTTCTTTACGCATATTCTTAATCGCTTGATTAATTACATAATTAACCGGTCTTTCATTTTCCTCTGCTACTTTCTTTAACCATTCATGAAGCTCGTGTTCAATTCGCAAGTTAAACTGCATCTTGCGTTGTGGTTTCGATAACACTCCCATTTTATACTCCTATCAATCGGGTATGATTAAATATAGAATTAATCGGGTAGTATTGTCAATACCCGAATAATAGAATTAATATCTATGTTAAATTTGCGGTATATGGTTTATTTCCATGAGTAAAAATGGTGGTCATCTCACAGTCCAGTACAATCTACGCTGGTCAGAAGAACTGAGAGACAAAATCGCTGACGAAGCTAAGAAAAATACTCGTTCGATGAATCAAGAGATTATTGCTCGTTTAGAACACAGTTTTCGGTCTGAGTCAGCATCAAAACCATTCCTTTCTTTTGATAAAGATACCTCACATCTGGTTATTGGAGATGCTGAGGAGCGTAAACGCCTAGCCCAAATAGCTGCTAAAGCTGTTTTTGATGCTTTAGGACAAAGCCTAGATCAAGATGATGATGAAAAAAAAGCACCCTAGGGTGCTTTTTTAATTACGATAGCAACCAAATCAACCCGATCAACAATGCTACACCCACCATTAATCCTATTATCCATTCAGATGCTGGATAGCCAAGAATCAAATTATTATCATTTTGCGGTTCAATAACTTTCGTTGGGTATTTGGGTTCAGGGTAGCTTGGTTTGACTGCCTTAACCGGCTTATTGCTCAGTGGTGGTGGAATACCTATATGCTCTTTACTGCGAGCGGTAGATCTTTGCTTCAAAAAGTTATCATTTACCTTTTTAATTTCCTGTTCACTCAAATTCCTCTCTTTTGGAGCCACCTCATCATCATTGGGAGATAAAGGGAAGTAAATTTCAACTAAATCTCGAACAGAAATATAGTCACTGTTGGGTAGAGCCTTAAGTAACGATAAAAATTTTTTAAACGGCTGTTTTTTATAGGCTCGATTGTAATAAGCCTCTAATTTTTTCTCTAATGTAATAATTGGTCGATTAGCTGTATAAGCCGCCTTATAAGTGTAAGATATACTGCTTAAAGCATTCTTATGCTTGCCCTCTAGTCTTAAGACATTTGCCATATCTTCATGTGGTGAGGAGTCTATAACCAGTGTTTCTGTTTTAGAAAAACCCATCCTACTAGCATGCTTTAAATAGTAATCTTTTTGATGGTTTAAATGTTTCCATGCATCGTCAAAACGCCTTTCTTTAATAGCAATCTGTGCGAGTTTCTTGCTATTAGCGGCATGCCCCAGATAGTCATCCAATATCATATCTATTCAGCCAATCACATTTAATATTCTGTTTAGTCAAGTTAATTCTCTCGAACAACTATTACTTTGTGTTTAGCTTATCTTTGCATGCTGGTGAAGCGAATTTAAGCCCATTGTCCCTTATCATTTTATATCCTCCTCCAAGCGCATAATTAAGCTCAAGAGATGTTGGAGTGAAATTACTTATTTTCCAGTAAGTCCCATCCTGAGAATAGAGTCTATCATTTAATAATTTTACAGACATTACCCTAGCTGTACCTAGGTGGTCTTGGCAAATTACACCCGTCCCATCACTTTCTAGTATTAAAGTCCCAACCAACCGATCAAATTGACCAGTCCAATAACCTGAATTACTAACAGGTGTTGGATGAATATCAAAAAAATTAGCTGTTGTCGCACAACCGGCCATCCCAAAAACCAAACTTAATAAAACAATCTTTTTCATATATAAACCTATCAAATATCAAAATTTAAAAATCAGCTAATAATCCAAATAAAAATTATTAAAGCTATAAATAGAATAACTCCACAGATTATCCATTCAGATTTAGGGTAACCCCATACATTATCTGGATTATTAAAATCAGGTTCTCTTCTAGGTGTTGTTTTCTTAGTATAACTAGAGAACTTAGAATAAGATAAGCCAGTACCTGGAATACCTACTGTTGTGCGAGTACCCTTCTTACTTACATTTACACGTGCACCTTTCCCCCCCCACAGAAACACTTGATAGCCCTTTTTTACTAACATTGACACGGATTCCAGGAGCAATTTTTATACTTTTTCTAAAATTCAATCCCATCACATCACCTATCTAGAGCAGATCTTTTTAGAAGCACTGATGGAACCATCATTACAAACAAACTTACTACCATTGCAATGACTTACCCCACCTTTCTTACCAGAGCACGGTTGTCTGCCTCTACCTGCTTCCGCAACACTTAATGAGCTTAAAACTAATAAAAGACTTAAAATGACTTGTTTCATGGTTTTTTACCGTTTGTTATAAAGTGTACTAACTTTAACAAACTGGTTACTAAATGTCACATAAAGCAAAACCACCCGAAGGTGGTTTCTATCAAATAAAACTAACTAAGCTATTTCACAATTGGTTTGATGCCATGAATGGTTATTTCCATATGAAAAACTAATTTCACTTGGTACTAAAGTTCGTTCCTGATGATTTAATGACTCAATCATACTTCTTAGTTTGCCATCACCTTGAACATGCTCTTTATATAATGCACGAAGTAATAGCTCAGTAGGTTTACCAATTAAACCGCGATCAGCTTCCCAATGTCTAATACTAGTCTCACTGACTCCTAAAAGCCCAGCAAGATTCTTCTGTGACAAGTTTAGTTCTTTACGTAAAAAACGAATTTCCTCACCATTCAAGTCAGGCTTTTGCGTAATTAAGAACAACCCAATGGCATTATGAAGCTCATGAACAGATTCAATAGATACGAGTTCACCATAGTCTTCATCATTTTCAATTGTAAATCCATTGCGCAGCCAAATATTGCTCAGACCGCATTCTTCATAGTGATACATAATTTAGCCTACTCTCTAAATGTAGTGACTACTACTGAGAATTCACCGTTCTCGCTCTGCTTGATTGCAACAGCTGTTGTTATGTATTCGCCTGCAGTGCGAACAGAAACATTTAACTGGCAATCACCACGAGTATTTGGGTACGGCCCCTCAGTAATATCTCCATGCTCAAAACAGCAAATAATTTGCTTCATAGAGATACAGCGTTCTTTCATTCTTTCTTTTGCATGTGCAGTTAACTTGATTTTGCTAGTATCTCTAGCAAATGCTCTAAGTTTTTGTTTAGCTTCAGTTAATGTTAAACACATACAAGCAAACACCAAGGTTCTTGGAAAGAGTAAAAGAATGCTGAACCGTCAAATATTGACGGTAAGGTGATTATTCATCATTTGATAATCACGCGCAACACCTTAAAGGTAATTTTCTGTCAATCCAGATCAAGTATTTTGTAACATCGACTGCGTTATTTTGAGTCGCGTTTAAGAGCAACTGCTTAATTGTTTGACGTTTTGACCAAATTAGGCTTTTCAGTCCCTGGCAATACCTAATTTGGTCACTTACCTTTGCTTTTGGTTGATATCTTCTTATGGCACTCCTCCAAAAACAAATTATCCAACGCAAAAATACAGTCATTAAAAATATGAGCAGCCACTGGCAAATCATTATGCTCAGCATAGACATTGATAGCCTGCTGATCTAAAGATAACGGTATGCTTTGCTCATAACGTCTGGATCGACATATAGTGCTAAATGCCGAAAGAATTGAATCAGCCGCATACGAATATTCTGGCGGATCCGGAATACGGCCGCCTAAGAACTTGATTTGCTCGATTTCGTGCGGCGTTTTCGACGCATACGTTTTTTGGTATTTGTAGAGCTCCATGACTTTCCCAGAATTAAAGCCTTGTCCTTGTCTGCGTCTTCCTGAATCTTCTGGGCCTGTTCTTTAATGAATAGCCAGATTGAAATACCAATATCACCAAGATTAAGAAGCTTTGAGGCATTCTCAGGTGTATATGGCTTTTCGGACTCAACAGTTTTACCGTCTACGATTTCGGCAAATACCACACCTTTCCAGTCTTCGATTAAGTGGGCCGCGCATGCATCCATTAAAAGCTCGTGGTAAAGCTTGGCATCTTCATCTTTGACCATCACATCATAGCCTTTAGACGAGATCTGGTTTCCTGCCCGTTCAATAGCTACCTGAAAAGGCTTATAAGCGATACCACGGACTTTGAACTCAGCCTGTACATCGCCATCAGCACCCTTGTATTCACACCATTTTGATACGTCTGAGCTTTTAATAATTCCGACTTTTAAAGCCATAACAACCTCTAATTTTTAGAAATAAAAAAGCCCATGGGATTCCATAGGCTTTGTTACTGAATAAGCTGATTACACGAGAGCACGTACAATCGTTGGACTGGTACGCACTTGGGCAAAATTGATATCTATTGTAATAATGTCATCGCCACCACCATCAGGGTGATTGGCTTCCATCACTTCTAATTGAGGGAAGTTAAACGAGTATTTACTGCCTTTGCTGTCTTTAATATCGAAAGTCAATGTAAATACATCACGGGTTTTAATAGCATCAATCCAAGAAGCAGATGTTGCTGAAAACATGAAGGAAGCATTTGCTTCGATATCCATCATCTTTTCAATGTAGAACTCTGGTGTGTATTTGCCTGAGCCGATACAACGGATTGCTTCAAGGTTGTTATTAATTGAAAGCGTAAGCGATTGCATGCACGCTTTACCTTGAATTGATTGACCATTAATAAGCAAGTTTTCCACGTTTGGCATACTGACCAATGGACGGGTTGAAGCCGCTATAGGATTAGTGACAGGATTGACTTGCTGACGGGTAAATGAGCTACCAACAAGTCCAAAGTTACCTGTGATTTTCCCAGTTGTTTGAATGGTGATTTCACCGGTATTTACCTGCACACCACGGTAGATAAACACCTGCCCAATATCTTCAAAAACTTTAACCAGCGTTAATGACTTACGTACGGTACCACCAATGGTTAAGCTGTTTGCTGCCCAGTTATTGAAAGCTAAAGCACTTAAGAATAAATCAAAGGTACCAAGTGACAATTCAAACTCTAACTGACCAGCTACTTCAGCTTCTGTGACCACACCGCCTTGACGGTAGCGTGAATCCACCACTTCACTGCTTTCTTCAGTTGAGACGTTTTCAGATAAACCATCACTGACACGGCGAACGGTGTACCAAACTGGATTTGCCGGGGTCGTTCCTAAAACTGCTTCTTCACAAGCATATAATCGAATTTTTGCGCCTGAACTCATTTATAGTTCTCCAAAATTTAGGCATAAAAAACCCGCTTCATCAGCGGGAAGTTATAAAAAATGGGCGTAAAAAAACCCGCTAAATTTGCGGGTTTTTAAAGTGTTGCATCTGTGTCGGAGATTTCTGGCGGTTCCACACCAATCATTGCTGCAGCTACTGCCTGAGATAAGTTAGTAGGCTGGAACTCAACTGGTGTTTCACTCAAAGGCTCTTCAGGTTCCGGCACAGGCTCTTCATGCAGACGGATGTCAATCCAACGCCCAGTAGGAATATCAAGCGGATTGTCCAGGTCAGCCACGACTGCAGCAATATCAAAGTCAAACTTTCGCTTGTAGGTTTTAATTGAAAGATCACCGTTCTCTAATGTTTCATAGAGCACTGCCACGACTGTATTACCATTGGCATCTTTAGGAATTTCGATATACCAACCTTCCTGAGCAAAGCCTAATGATCCTTTAATCAAGTAATCGCCTGTACCCAACTTTTCAAATGTGATTTCCTGATCTTTGGCATCCTCATTCAGTTCAATTGAGTTGGCAAAGAGCTTTACAATTGGTGAAGCTGCCTTGATAAAACCGTTGGCATCAACAGTAGTATTTTTTGTTGTTCTAATCGTGAATAGATTAAAAACGTTTGTAGCGTTATGGTATGAGGCAATATATGCTTCGCCACTTGATGGCACAATACCTAAACCGCCCATAGCATTTTGAGAAAAGCCTGAAACCATCCATGACCCGGCTCTCAACGTTGCTGTATTCGTTCCAACAGTATAGAAGCCACATTCATTCGGCATAGGGACCTGTTCTGTAGGATTACTAAATTGAATACCGCTTTTGGCTCCAATACCAAAATCCCCCACTCTCATTACTCTACCAATGTTACCATCAGTCGTTGAAGTCGTTAAAGTGCCTGTAGCAGCAGTACCAGCACCTTGAACCTGTGTCCAATCAGGTGTCAAATTTGGAATACCCGAAGCAAAAGGCAGCATAAATTGCCGCTTACCTTGAGCTGAGTTATAGGGATAAGGCCGATGATCCCAAGAATATTTAAAGACTAGATTTGCCATTATGCAGTTACCCCGTCAATTACCTGAAAAGTCAGAGTCTCGGTATGTTGAGTCACACCACCCACGACGGCTTTGATATCCATCTGACACAAGCCTAAAGGCCATGTAGCAGTACTTGTTCCTGATTTAATATTGAGCCAGCCTTTCTGAGTGCTTTGACTTAACGCTGCACAAGTCAACGTTGCTACGGCGGTTCCATCGAGAGTTTTAACTTGCGAAGTAAAGGTATATCCCGTTAAATCGATCGCTCGACGTACATCATTGGCTGGATATTGCAGTGCATCATCCATATCAACTAGCTGCAGATTTAAGTTGAATGTGTCACCACGCTTAAAAACATGATTGCTCATAAGTGATTCCTATAGACATAAAAAAACCACCGATGAGGTGGTAGTAAATAAGACATAAAATTCCTCTCAAAATGGAGGTCTCATAATTCAAATTAGTTAATATCTAGGTTTATATCTCTTGTTTCCTCCACTCGTAATACAGTAGTGCCCACCTCTAGGACCCACGCAATAATCCACCACAGCACATGAACAATCACTATCGTAGTAGGTTTTCTTCTGTTTTCTTTCAGAATGATGAGGATGAGATTTTAAGGCCTGATAATTATTTGACGTGGTTGATCGAGACTTTTGTTTAAAGCAACCATCCGTTTCACATAATAGCTTTGTTGATAACCACTGAGGTGATGAGGAATTTAAGGAAATACGTGCCCAGTTTCCTCTCGTCTCATAAATATCAACTTTTTCTCCACGTCCTAACTTGCCTACTACGTGACCGTTTGGTTTATCTCTAATATTTAAAGAATTAGTGTTGATATATTTTGATTCGATAACTTCCTCTACTGCACTCTGTGCATTTTCTGAATCTGAAGTTTGTTTTGGAGAGTTATCATTGCCTGAACCAAAAATCCCTAAAGCTACTAATCCTGCGGCACCCCAGCCTAAAGTTGATTTTTTCATGTTTTACCATTTGTTATAAATTTCTATTACTGTAACAGAATGTAATCTCAAATGATAATATGCTGAGGTCATTAAAAATAATCGCCTTGCTGTAGCTTTTTCTTGAACTCAAAGCTCATTATCTAAATCGACACTTACTCCAGTAACAACGTTATGTTTAGGCCCTCCGAGACTAACAACATTAGCCAAGCGTATATTCACATCAGAAACACATAGCTTGTTTTCAGATTGCCATTTGCTCAACTCAACAGACATAACATCTTCAAGATGCCGTTCCAGTTCTTGCCGTTTAATTTCGATTTCTTCTAAAGTCAGCATACATGACATATCAATTCACCTTGTACCCAATGCTCACATTATACTGAATGAAATCAGCATCTTTACCCGCATAAATAGATTGACCATTCAAACATTCTAAGTGTTCGATTGTGAAATATTCAAAATGTGCCAGTAAAGCATCGCCAAGAACCGTTAAAGCTTTTTCTCCCACATGAAGTCGATCAAAGCATTGAATCATGATATTACCGGTACGGCGAGTACATGGTTTATCTGCAATGCCTGAGGTAAAACTCGGGCCACCTGCAATCGTTAAACGGCACCATACACCTTTTGTTGGAACAGTAAAGTCAGGTGCATTTGGATACTGAATCCGTTCTTGAGCAATACCCCTAAAGCTTTGCATGCGATCAATAATAGCTTGCCTAGTCTGCTCTAAAGTCATTGCCATTTTAGCCACCGTACTTTTGAGAAATAAAATTAAACGTGAGGCCATAAATACCTTGTGGCGCTTGATCAGACCAACCGTTTTCTAAACGGGGTGCATAAGCTTTATTGTTCTGAATATAGACCAAATTACCCAATTTAATTTTTACAGCTTGAATAGCTGCATCTTGAATTGGGTTTGTTTCAGGTTCACGCACGCCGAAATCAGCAGATCCAACCGAAACAATATGTGAAGCACGGTATGCTCCAGTATCAACAGGACTTAAATTAACTAAGGATTGCACGGTATCCATGACAATATTCTTTACATGGTCTTCTGCTGCTTTAGACACATCAAGACTAAAACTAGTCGGCTTTTTCCCCTTCCATCCCATGATTTACCTCACTAGCTTCGAACATTTCAAATAGGTCTTGAGCGATTGCCTGAATTGAATAAGCTTCAAATTCCACACTAGGCTCTCGCTCACCCATTCTCCGTTTTACTATTTGCCAGATATGAACAGCTTCATGTAAAAGCAATCCATAAACTTGTATTTGGTTCTTATCCGCTGTATCTCCAATTTGGACAATTGCATATGCACCATCTGAATAAGAACTAACCTGAGCATCCGCCCCCATATCTAAAAATTGATCAGCTTTGCCCATATCTTCAAATAACAAATCCATATGTATTTGATTTCTAGCAAGTGCATATTTGACATGTTGAAACGGTGAGATATACCATTCGGGCACATAATCGGTATTAATCATTTAAACTCCTTAATTGCACCCATAAAAAACCCACTTATGTGGGCTTTTTATTGTTTACCTAATTCTATGTTCATCTGCCAAGTTATCAATTTCTTTTAAATTATCATCAAATAATCCTAGAAATTTTCTAGCAGATTGAAAAAAAATTGCACTGCTAACATCTTCACGAGCAATCAAACTCGGAAGTTGGTCATGCCTACTAGCATCTTTTTTGCATAAATCTAAACAGGTCCATGCATCACAAAGCATAATAATATTTGTGAGTAACTTATAAGTCTCACTATATAAATTTAAGCATTTATCGTGAAACTTAATATTTACAAAGTTTTTCTTAGAGAAATTAATATTTCCTAGCTCTGCTAAAATTTCGGCTGAAATTGCAAATGCTTTGTTTTCATAATCTTCTATTTCTTGTTTAGTAAGATTGTTTTCATAAAAACTTTCTAAATCCTTAGCTAGATCTTTCGCCCTAAAGGGAATATTTTTTACTTTTTTTAAAATTTCTATTACTTCAGTTTCATTATTTTTTAGTCTATGAGAAGTTCTCCAATCATCAAATAATACAAAAGCTGCAACTGGAGCTAGAAATGCTGCTGCAAGTGTTAAAGTATCCTTTAAAACATCATATGCATCAGCAAAGTTAAATTTATGATGTGTGATTGGATATGAACTCTTAAGAAAGAATGAAACAACTAAGAAAATAATTATGCCAATTAAAGTCCATTTCCAAATCCTTCTTATTTTTACTTTTAAATCATCTTGAGCCATATATCCCCCTATTTTAGAAGGTTATTAGACCAAGTATTTAAACCTTCCTCAACTGACATTTCCAGATTGTACTGGCTGGATCTTGTTGAATATGGATAACTCGGAATGAGCCTAAGGCTGTTAACCATTCATCATCAATTTTTGGAGTCATAGTTACTTCGTTTTGAAGAACGGTAGCCTTTTTATCTGTGGCCAAGACTCCAAGCGTCTGAATCTCATATTGACTGTATGAGCCAAACAGAACGCCACGCCCAGAATAGTTTTCTTTAACTTCAACATACGTTTCAGTTTTAGGATCCCAATTCGTTTTTGAAATCCGTTCACATGTAAAGGTATGAACGGCATCTGCTAAATCTTCATTAAATGCTTCAGCAATATCTGCCTGAATTTCGTCACGTAAGCCCATTATTTATGCCCTGTAAAGTGGAATGCCGAAGCTATTAAAACTTGCATTAGGATCTTTCAAATCAAGCGAATCAATATAATCAATTGCTATCTGTTCAAAGCTAGAAATCGCTTCAGTACCTTCTTGATACTCTTTTTCAGATTCGACTGAATCAGCTTTAACTTTCTTACGCTTCAACTGCTGGTCTTTGCCGTTATAAATTACCTTGGCCAGAATGCCTTTGATAATTTCACAAGCTGCATCCTTAAGAAGTGGATCAATTGGATCTGGTACAAATCCTATTCTGTTTTTCATCCAGACATTTGCCAGTTTAACCAGACGAGCTTTATCACTGTCTGGTGCAAAATCGCTGCCCAAAATTGAATTTGCGTCATCTACAGTAATAAAGCTCATTGCATTATTCCTTAGGGATTAATTTAAGAAGTTCTGCTTTTGTTGCAGACGGCTTGTAACCAATATTTTTACTAGCTAAATACTCTTTTAATTGATCATTTGACCAGTTTTCAAAATCATTAGCTGCCGTTTCTGTAGCTGGGTTTTCTGCCGATTTTCCAGCATCCAATTCAGCGATACGTGTTTGCATTGCAGAAATATCGTTTTTAAAAGCTTCAAATTCAGCTTTAATACCGATAACTTGGGCTTCAGCATCTTTGAGAGCTTTATCTGCTAAGACTGCTGCATCTTTTAATCGTGAATTCTCAGATAACAACTCTGACTGGTTACCACCGGCCTGCTCTAAGATGGCAATTTTCTGCTTAAGCTGAGTGTTTTCTTCAACTACCTTTTCACATTCAGCTTTTGCATCATCAAACACAGCTTGAAGTTCAGGGGTAATTCCCACTGCGACATTTACAGTGGCCAAAGTCGTTTTTTGTGGCTCTTCCAACTTACGAACTTCAACTGGAACTTCCAAAGATTCATAATCCTTTTGAATCTTTGGATAATTACCGTAAATAATTACCTCTTTTGCTTTCAAATTTGGGTTTTCATAATAGTCAGGGTTAGCAATAATGCCCGTCTCTAATGCAGCAGCTGCTGCAATGCGTGTATAGATAATCTTCATGGCGCTTTTCTCTTAATAATAAAAAGAGGGCTTATTAGCCCCCTTAGGTTTTAATTTTTAGGTTTTAACCAGTTGTCGCTGTACCTGATAAATCAAGTAAGGTACCTGCTGTCATTTTGTTGCTGGTTGCATATTTAATCCAGTTAGCACTTGAACCAAGTAATGTAAGATCAGGATTTTCACCTTTCGATGTATCCCAGCTATAACCAAGAATATCTAGGTTAAATGCACCTTCAGCACGCATACCGATTGCCAAGTTTTCTTCATCATTGATGTCATAAGCTCGGAAGCCCGGTACTTGTGATTCAGTTACAGTTACAGCACCATACTGCAAGCCAAAAGCATCGTTATCACCTACAGCATCCGTCACCAAGACCGGCTTTCCTAAGGTTCCCGGTAAACCTCCATAGATAACGATTTCAGATTCACCATAAATTTGCTTAGTGATTGCATCATCGACAATATCGAAATAGGTATCTGAGTTCATCACCCATAAGCCAATGCGGCCAAACTTATCACCAAACTTTCGCATACCACGAGTTAATGCTTTGCGGCCATCAACAACGATACTACCTTTTGCAACCATGTCTGGATTGCTAGAAATAGCAGCTTTTAAAGAAGCTAAACTGTACTCTAATCGGCCTGCAACCAATGCATCTGCAAGATCGTAACCAACAACCATAGCAAATTCTTCTGGTGTACGAGCACGGCGCTTAAATGCCTCTTCAGTAGATGCATAAGGGCCATATTTATATGGAATTTTTACACCTACAGACTCACCTGCACCGATTTTTTCCGGAGTGACTTTTGCATTGGAGTTCACATCGCGATGTTTAATGCTACCACCAACTTTGTAGAATGCATTTTTATTGAAGTCACCTTGAATGATTTCATTACGATAAATAATCGCACCATTGGAAGCTTCATTAAAGACATTCAAATTGTCTTGTAATCGTTCTAAATACGCTGTTTGGGCCAGTTGGTTGTAGATGATCATGTCGGAATTAACTGTCGTAGTCATAACTACTTATCTCCAAATATATAATGATTAGTTCGGTAGTTTTAGGAAGGCATCATTGCCATGTTCTTTGATGTATTCTGCTTTCTGAGAAACAGACATTTCACTGCGTTTCATTCCTGCAGGCGCTCTACCTTTGCCCCCACCTTGAAAACCGCCACCAGTTCCTTTACCACCTTTAAGAATTAAGTCTTTATGCTGGTATCCACCAACCAATGACTCTAAAGCTTCATCAACATTTGCAAGTTCACCCGGGCGGACACGCGAATAAATCTTTTCGCCGTTCGGATCATATGCAACCACCTTGCCCTCTTCGATTTTGAAGTGATGGCCAAATGTTGCCTGAACCATGTCCACAGGTACTGCAATGTTGTCTTGAATGTACTTAGAACGAGCAAAACCACCGCCGATAAGCTCTTTATGCAATGAGGCCTCAAGAGCATCACGTTGCTCAACAATCGGAGCATATTTTTCTTCAACTGCCTTGATAGCTTCAGCTTTCACTTTCTCAACTTCACCGGCATCCACCAGCTTTTTATCGTCGAGATTTTGGATTGTTTGTAATGCCTTTTTAGCTGCCGCTGGGTCTTCAATTCCTTCAAAAGCTTTTAATGCTTTTTCGGCTGCTTCTTTGGCTTCACGATGTGTTTTAGCTTCATTGTTTAAGCGTGCAATTGTTGCTACCGAGTGTGGCGCATCATGTGGCATTTCTTTGCCGTCATCATGAATATAGATCGGCTTATCTCCGTCTACTTCCGCATAAACTTTACCGTCGATTGTTACTGTTTTAAGTTTCATTGGTCATCCAACCTATATACAAAAATGGGCATCCGCCCGGTTACACCGTCTGCATCCGCATTCGGCAGGCATAAAAAAAGCGCCTTAAAGGGCGCTTTTTAAAAATTAAATAATCATTTATTTATTTCAGTTTGATCAAAAAAATCTCGATTTTGTTCTTCGAACTCCTTAAACAGCTCTTCACTTAACTCATTTGAATCGTTTTCAATTACAATTTTAGGAACTTCCAAAGTTTGATAAAAATCATCTAATGAAAGGTTAAAATTAAATTCTGGCTCCTTAATTTCAGGCAAGACATCCAATAGTTCCTGACACTTTTGAATATATAATTTAATGTCATTACTATTCCTAGCAACACCTGCTCTACTTTCATCAATTCGATCATTTGCATGAATAATAAAATCTTCAAGTACAATCCTCAGACCTGTCTCTCTTCTTTTATATTTATCTCTAATTGATCGTTTAATATCCTTAACCATAATAGTTCACTAAAGTAAAAACATTCAGGTATTAGATATTAAAATACTCTTATTTATAATCCTAGTTCTTGAAAATTTAGCTCATCCAACTTTCTAAGTTGGTCCAATGTGTAAAGTCGCCCTTCAGGATCAAAGAACTTTTCAAAATCAAACTTTCCTTCTTTATAAAGCTTGTACCTCTTTGGCCCTAGCCATTCTTTTTGAAAGAAATCATCTGTCTTTTTGAAGAACTCTTTAAAAGTGGTATTGGCATCTAACTGCCCTATTAACTGGCTTCGCTCTTCTTTCGGGATGTCTTTAACTCGACGTTCGTCCATGACAAATGGCCGTTCGCCAACAAGTTGACCGTCCTTCTCGACTGGTACCAAGATACTGCGACAGTTAGGATGCAACGGCGGTACCCGCTTTGTCGGATCGTTTATTTCCCAAACTGAACCATCTAATGAAGCGCAAAGCTTAGAAGTTCGTCCATCTAAAACACTAACAAATCGGACATATTCAAAGCCAATTTGGTTGAAGCTATTTAGATAGGCTTGATTAGCTACATGACTTCGCACAGTTCTTACCGTTCGCTCAATATCAGTTTTGGTACCATTTAAGATCCCATCTTCATAGTTAAGCCGTTTGCTCCCTCGAATACGCTGAACAATTTCTTGGTTAGTTTTGCCTGAATTAATACCATCTCGAATTGCATACTCAACCTTTTGACGGGCACTTTCAGCAATTCTTGAAAGCAGATCATCGACAAGAGCGCCACCTGCCAACGGAACTTTTTTAGCGGATAAGAATAGTTTTTCCCCATCAGGCTTATTAATTTTTGCTCCATAGAGCTTAGCTACGTAATTGGCCTCATAAACAGCCAGCGCCGTAGCAGAAACGGCAAAAGCTTCAGGTAATGCTAAATTAACACTGGCAAACCATTGGGCAATCAAATCCCTAATTTCCCTTAAATTTGAAGTTGTATATTTACCACCAGCTAAAGCAACTTTCTCCGACTCATTAAGCTCATCCAATAAATCCCGAAGCTTAGATAGCATCTTGCTCGTATCATCATTGAATAAAGCCAATAACTCATTTACCGTTTTTGATGAAGCACGATAAAGATAGGCCTGGTGCTGAGTGAGTGCTTCAAATAGTTTTTTGATATCTGTTGCCATCTCACTCTACCTTTTGATTTAAAGTCCCATCTTGCTCTGCTTCAACATTCTGAAGCTCTTCTTCATATTTTTGTTTAGGGAACATACCTGTTTGGTTGTATTCCCACCATGATTTAAATGAAGATCGGCCTTGTAGAGCTGCTTCAAATAACTGTCGAGCTAACTCAGCTAAATAACCCTGTTTGTTAAATTCTTGACTGATTTCGAACATCAAATCATCTTTAGTTAGAACATCCACATTAGGCGTTACAAACTTTGCTGCCCATCGTAATGCTGCTGACAAGGCTTCATTCATATTAACGACACAGAGCGAAAGAACTGAATGCTGAACGGCGTCATCACTATTCGCTTCGGTAGCGGTCTTTTTACTTCCCGAGCCCTTCTCAATTAAACGCGCCCCCATCTCCTTCATTTTTTCCCACTTATCTTTCATCGCTTCCCGGGCAAGAGTATTAGGGTCGGCTTGTACAATTCCTAAACCACCATTTTCAGGTAAAGGCAAAAGTACTTTCGCTCCAATGTAGATGCCACGTTTCTTGGCTTGGTCATACCACTCCCAATTAACACCCTTCGCATAATATTGAGGTTGCCCCATATAAAAAACGGACTCTTGAAAGTCCGCACTGTCTCTGTAATGGGCTAAATTGAGATTAGCCAAAGGAAGTAATGGAGGCTTTTTAATCTCTTCTGAATTATCAATTGCACCTACAAATGTAAAAGGTATATAGGTCCAGAAATTCCCGTTGTAATCTGTTGGAAACTTCTTATCTCCGCCAACCCAGTTACCCTTTTCACCCTTTGTGTACACCTGAACGGAATAAATATATTCTCCATTACCCTCTTGCTCTAAACGAAGTACACGATATTGCTCTACTTCAGTTTTACTAAAGCCATCAGCACCTCGTTCAGACTTAAATTCACGTATAACCACTAAGCAAAGCTTTTTCTGGTTATCGATCATTACTGAATCCCAATTCACTACATCAAGGGCATTGAGCAAATGAATCATCGGATAGGCTTTTTGTGCTTTAAATTCCGCTAGATTACGAGCTGGTAATACATCCGGGTAATCTACATATAAAGCACAACGATAATGCTTTAATAAATGGCGAATACCATTTTGAGCCAATTGATAAGTACTAAGACCAGCACCATTTGCATTACGTTCTAAATGAGCAAGTTCCGGAGGAAATTTAAAACTTGGATCGGTTGCAAAAGCTGCACCAACTAAACTATTAGATGTAGTCCCCGTTACTTCATAAAAGACTGCCCGAGTACGATAAGCCTCATAAGCACTTTTATTTGCAGGTGATTGATCATGAGCATTTGGCATCGGCAAATATTTTTCACCTTTAGCCTTAACTGCATCTTCACCTTCACAAACATCATCAAGTTTTTGCCAGTATGGCAAGTTCTTAACATATTCAGCATGTTGAAAAGTTACATCACTCATCGAGCAAATCCCATATCAGCAAAAAAGGCTTCAAAACCTTCATGTAATTCATTAAATGCATCTGAGGCTGCATCCACTTGGTCATCATGTGTACCGTTAGGAAAATGACGAAGCTCATCAATAAAGTCCTTGTTCCATTCACCTTTGAGCATACGTACATTTCCTACGTTAACTTGAGCCGCAAATGGTTGTGCCCGTGTAAGCTTGTCACCTGAAATTGGCTTAGCTATCACGCTATAACCCGCAAGAAGCTTCACAAATGAACTAGCTTGCGATTTACCAGCTTGACCAGGATCTTGTGGTAGACGCACAGAAACTTTTTTCCCATCTATTTTTGCTGTTTGTTCTAAGCGCTTATTCACATTGTCAGGTCCAAGCTGTCCTCTAGTTACATCGACAATGTAAGTAAAACCATCTGCGCCTAGAGCTTCTCGCACACCTACTGTAAAGTCGCCTTCATTTTCGGTAGCCCCAAAATCCCAAGCCCTAACTTGTTTCAATACATCTGCAGGCAAAGCATCAACAATTTGAATATTGTCGGGCTTAAAAAAACCGCCTGCTGGCGGTGATGGCATTTGTCGATATTGCCCGGCAAAAACATACGGCGCAGCTTGCTCCATTTGCCTCAATTTTTGAATATTGTGTTTTGCTGGCCATAGTGCCGAACCGTCTTCCTGAATAGCAGAAAGACATAGATGCTCCCACACTTCACCATTACCACCAGCTACAGGAACGCCGTCTTTTCTATCACCTAGCAACCATCCAGCCAAATCATCTTCATGTAGACGCTGCATGATGACGATAATCGGTGTATCTGGTGAGTTAGTACGCGACTCAAGGGTGTTTTGGAACCAATCAATTACCCCTTCTCGAATAGTTTTTGATGAAGCTTCATGTGCTTTATGTGGGTCATCAATAATAATGCAGCCACCAAAGCCTTTACGAAGTTTTCCCGCACCAAAACCGGTAATCGTACCGCCTGTACCAGTTGCATAGCAGACCCCGCCTTGAGAAGTTCTCCAGAAGTCTTTAGCCTTACTATCATCACGCAATGTAAGCTCAGGAAAGACTTTCCTATACGCCTCTTCTTGCACAAGAGTTCGTATTTGGAAGGCATTGTTTGCGGCAAGCATTGCCGAGTAACTGATATGAATAAACTCACAGTCTGGATTCTTACCAAAACACCAAGCCATGAAATTAATTACAGCAATTTCAGTTTTAGAATATCGTGGTGGAACGTTAATAATTAACCGCTTTATCTCTCCGCGATAAACTTTCATTAAAGCTTCGCAGATTTCTAAGTGGTGCCAGTTCTGCATCCATTTATAACCACGGCGCTCCTTAAACATGTACCTTGTGAAGAAATATAAATCTTCTTGCGCCTCGATCCGGATGGCTTTATCCCGAGCCGCATCAGTACTCATCTAAGACTTCCCTCCGCGCTTTTAAGTAATCTTCCATTGGAACTGGAATTTCTGAATTAACTGTTTGGACTGGACCGCCGTCTTTGCCTGTAATTTCTTTTCGATTGGTATAAAGTCCACCAACCTCTTTAGCTGCCTGCTCTAAAAGGCTCGGCACAATGACTGGGTTTTCTTTGAATTGTTCATGATCGATGAACCGTTGTAGACGCTTGAGGCGGTAGGCAATATTTGCGATTGGGATTGCGCTAAGGTTGTCGTTCATTTCCTTGCGCACTCTGTAGAACTCAGTTTTAAATTCTTCGCTTAAGTCCTGCCCTGTTTTCTTTGTTGGGTCGTATGCTTCACATTGCTGTTTGGTTACGGTGATACCAAATTCTTCTTGGACGCCTCTTGCTGTTTCACTAGGTGTCTCATAGGTAGCAAGTGACCGTACTATATAGAGTTTCACCCGTTTATTAAGCCTTGCCATTTATCTCTATCCGTCCAAGTACGTCCAAGTAGAGTGGCAAAAAAAATTTAAACCACCTTCAAGTTACAAGTGCCGCAAGCATAATGAACATCTGCCCGTGACAGCTGCGGTCTTTTATTAGCTGCTTCAACTATCCGCATAACATCCTCACTTGCTCCATATCGACGAACAACGCCAGTAAATTCTTCAACATCGTGACCTTGAATAGCTAACTTAGGCATACCAGTTTCTCTGTTATAAGCTGGTGTCCCGTATTGGTCCTTCTTATGTGCAATGTGATAAAGCTCGTGTTCAACCAAAGCACAAAAGTTCACATCACTTGCTATACGTGAATATGAAGCATCAAAAGTAATTAAGTATTCAGGTAAATAATTGAACCACTGGATGTATTGTTCTTCTTGTCGTTCTTTCTTCCAACCACCAGCATTGATCATGACTTTTTCAGTAGTACCGATAACCTGACGTCCCTGCTTTTTAAAGCCAGATCTAGCCCACATCACAGCAATATCGGGATATCGAAATGAACGTAAGTGCATGTGATCAGGATTAAATAATTTCGATTTTGGATCTAGAAATACTTGTTTAATCCATTCCCATATTTCTGGAGCTGGTGCAAAGTTTGGTGTATCCATTTCAAAAAGCCATTCTGGAGGCATTGGACGAACAGGAACATGAAAGCCAACTTCGTTTTTCATAATTACTCCAGAAATAAAAAAACCTCCTTTTCGGAGGCTTATAATTAACTAGACTTCGATTCCTTATACGTCATAAAAGCATCTACATATGAAACAGGAATCTCAACAACTTCAAGCCTATAATTAGCTATTGATCTTTTTAGGGGAGAATCAAGCCAAGCTGTAGGTACTTCTTTTTTAATCTTTACACATCTATTTTCAATATTACCTTGATTAAATTGCTCTATTGCTTGAAGAAGATCTTTTTCTTCAAATAACTTAAATTCATGACCATATTTGGGAACTAAAATAGGTATACAACCACTGAGTTGATTTACAGCTTTTAAAGTATAATCTTTATTAGCCATATCCCCACCATTAAAACGTTTACCATGAATGAATGAGGCCGCATCTGCTTCTATTAAAACAAATTCAGGTTCAGTACCATATTTTTCGCTATAGTTCCTTCTAGCCTCTTCAATTCTATTTTCTACTGTCATTATTCTTTTCCAAAATTAAAAAAAATAATATATTTCGAAATTGTAAAAATATAAAGCCCCGCCAATAACTAGTATGTAGCGGGGCCGTTTGCGCCGTAATCCGTCCGGCTAAAAGAGAGGTGTGCTTATAAAACACCCCTCACGAGATTAAAAATCTTATTTGCGTGTATTCCACTGGCGAATAGCATAATTAACAATTGATCTTTCTTCATAAACAGTGTCGTAATGAAAATTTTCATCCCAAGCGATCATCGCCCAAGCACTAGGGCCTTTTGATCCACAATCATGACACCATGTGAAAGCATCCCACGCTATAGAGCCGTCTTCATCTGGTTTTCCATAATGTGAAGAATCCGTACAAATTGAATCAGATCCACAAAATGGGCAATTCAAAGGTTTTTCATCTGGCCGTAATTCTGGTTTTTCTTGGTCAGCATGCCAGGTGTTTTCCATTTTCAATGCTCTAGATACACAAAAAGCCCACTAAAATTAGTGAGCTTCTATTAAATTTTTCTGGCGATCCATGTATAAAGCGCCCATTTTAGAAATACTTATACTCAACCGTTCTGTTTATGTCAAGCAAGGGTGATTTCTTCTGATTCAAAATGAAACGATCTAGCCAAGCTTGTTCTAATACTGTTTTCCCAATTCTCTATACATGCTTCAGCAATTAACTCGTATGGTTCATAGCGCTCAGAATATCCAGATTTAGATACTTTTAATTTTGCGATCGTGATTTTTTCATGCAATGTATAAGGGCGTTTCCCCGTACCACCACATTTATCACAAAATTTAGAGCCGTTTGGATATCCCTTTTCATTGAATAACTCCAATTTGCCTAATCCCTGGCAATGGCCACACATTGCCTTTGTAAATAATCGCCCACGCAAAACAACCTCAGCAATACCTTTGGCCACATTTGATAAATCGCCCTGACAATTATTTGGCTTAAAGTTCTTTTTGATCATTTCACGATGGATCTTACCCGCCAGTACGTTTCTAACGCGGAAAAAATCAGCTGAGTTAATCTCCCCTTTTTTTATTTCAACTTTACCCGGTATTTCACCAATACGCTTTTTTGATTCCTTACCATTAATTATCCTGGTCTCATAAATTTTCTTTGTTTCTGTGATTTCTGCAATGCGCTCAAAATCAACACGTTCAAGCAGTAATTCTGCCCATTTTTTTGCACCTGCAGGCAATAAGGCAATTTCTCCCAAAACAACATGCTTAGTAATTTTTCCTTTACCTTCGCTTTGAGCAATAGCAAGGCGAAGTAACTCAATAAAATCAAACTTTTCAACTAGCATAATCGCCTTCCTATTTACCCTTAATTAATAATTCAATTTGCTTTAATGCCATACCGGACTTAACTTGCTCAGTACTGAACCGTAAAACTGTAAAACCCATCATTGCTGCGGAGTTGTATTTCTCCATATCCCCTATGTAGCCCTTACCTCTTGTATGACGGCCTCCGCTCCAGATACCACCTTCTACCTCAATCAAAATCTTTGTACCCGTTATTAAAAAATCTGCTCTCCATTTACGTGTTGGATGGAATTTATATTCCTGTTCAAAACCAATCTTGCACGCTCTTAAATGCGTTGCCAGTACCATTTCACCCACACTTGGTTGTCTAGCAACTTGCTTTGCTGAACGCCGCTTTTTATTTTTCTTTATGGGAAATAACTTGCGGTATTCAGCAATGCTGACTGATGACATCAAGCACCACCTTTGAGCACTTGCTCTATAGCTTTAAGGGTTCGAATCATTGCCATTTGTAGAAATTCATGATTGCCGCGCATGTCTTCTTCAACATACTGCAAAGCATATTGAGTCTCTTTTAATGCCCCATCTAAACGCTTTTGCAGCTCCCCCACTTTCGCTTGCTGGTGCTGCCATGTTTCAAATGATCTGCGCACGTTTCTATCAAGATACCTTTCACCCTCTTTTTTAAACTGAGTTGTGATGATCACATCGTGCGTCTCTTCAAACCACTTTTCAAACTCTTCTCTACACTTATCCATCTCAAACATCCCTCGATTGGCAATGTGGGCTGATGCGGTTTTCTATGGGGAAGTCGTCGCCCATGTCATTGTCAATGCGCGTTAAGTGATGACTAAGAACCATAGTGTTATCCTTATCGCCAGCAAATTTAATAAAGCTGTTTCTAGGTGAAATTGCCCCGTAATAAACAAAGGTTGCTACGCCATTCTTAAACCTGTATTTGACTTGTTCGCCCGCTTTAAACTCACTCATGGCTGGCTCCTTTTTCCACAACATCCAATTCAATGATTTTGTAAACCTTGCCTTTCACTTCAAAAGGCTGACCATTAGTTGCTTTCTCAACCCAACTGCCATACGAATACGCAAAGCCCCAAATAAAGCAGCATAAGCAGAAGAACAACGTAAACCAGATGCTATTCATTCCCCGCCTCCGTATATTGATTCGTAATCAGCAATTGCATGAAGCAACTTGTATCCAGCAGATTCAGGTTTATCTTTGCAATGAGACAAGTCATATAGTTTTAAGTCCTCAATGCCACCCCATGATTCAACCAAATCAACCGACTCCACAAGACGTTTAAGCTCAACCAAATCTACAAAATACTTCTCACGATCTGCTGGGCTGATTTCTACACTTTGACCACATTGGAACTCATAACCCTCATTCCATTCAGTTGCGTTAGAAGGGGCTGAATCTACGATTTCCTTCGCGTATTGCAGTCCTTTATCTCTAATCAATTTAGTTGCTTTCATGGCTGGCTCCTTTCTCATCAAGCTCTTTACGCGCCAACCACCACAAAACCACCGCACCGCAAAGTACTGCTGTTACACACGAAATGAGTAAGCCCCATCCCAAAAACTCGAATTTGGTCATGCTGATTTCTCCCAACTGACGTCTATCAGGCTTGGTCTAAACACCACAACACAGCAACCAAAAGGTGCATTCGTTTTAGAACCGCCAAACTTTAAGCGGCCACGAATAAAATGAATTTCACGACCCAAACAATAGTCTTGAAACCATCGGGCATCAGTTCTTACTGGAACGAGTGCAACTACCGTATGCCCTTTACTTGCTGTTTCCGCTGCCTTAGCAACCCAATCGATGATTTCTTTGCCGTAAGGTGGATTCATCCAGCATGTCCCAGTCCACTCTTGCTTTAGACCATCAATTTCAGGTGTAAAATAACGTTCACATTTAGCGTTTTCAGGCAGAGCACAAACGTCTAAATCAAAGTTAAATACTCGATCCAATTTTTCGAAAAAATCTTGCGGCGTAGCCCATACATCAGTTCGATCATCAGCTAATCCAAATAACTTATTTTTTGTCATGGAATTCAT